CACTTCTTTGGAGAAACTGGTCAAGGCAGCAGCAGTATATCAACTTCCTGATTTCTCTGCTGTTGGTGAAGCAGGTGTTGTTAAACTGGTAGTTCGTGATAAGAAGAATGATACTTCCAATGAGTATGCGATTGTAGTTGGTGAGACAGATGATGTATTTACTTTCAACTTCAAAGTAGAAAACATCAAGATTATTCCTGGTGCTTATGATGTAGTAGTATCTTCTAAACTTTTGTCTCAATTCACAAATACCAAATACAATCTGACCTATTATATTGCTCTGGAACCTGATTCTACTTTTGGTTGATGAACATCTTTGTAACTTCCCCTTGGCCTGCTGAAAGTGCTATCTGTCTTCCTGATAAGCACGTTGTTAAGATGCCACTAGAATGCTGCCAAATGCTTTCAATTGTAGCATCTGATAAATGGGGACATGGGTATGGAACTCTCGCAAAATCTGATGGAACTTCATATAAAACAGATAAAGGAGCATTCCGCAATCACCCCTGTACCAAATGGGCAATGGATAGTATCCACAATGCCTACTGGTTGATAAAACATGGAATGAATTTATGTGATGAGTACTCTGTTCGTTATGGCAAAGTCCATTCGTGCTATAATACTCTTTTGCAAGCATACTATTTGTTTCCAAAGGGGAAGATTACTGATGTAACACCATTTGCTCGGGCAATGCCTGACGAATACAAATTTGATGAAAGCATTGATACATTCACTGCATATAAAATGTATATTGCTTCCAAACCTTGGGTTGCGGACAATTATCTCCGTATGCCTTCTCGCAAACCTGATTGGATTTAATTATGAACAGTGACTTTATTTGGGTTGAAAAGTATCGTCCCAAAACGATTGAAGATTGTATTCTTCCTGAAAGCACCAAGAAGACCTTCCAGGATTTTCTAAATAAAGGCGAAATTCCAAATATGCTTCTTGCTGGTCCTCCTGGTATTGGTAAGACCACAGTAGCAAAAGCACTCTGCAATGAACTGGGGGTAGATGTTTATGTCATCAATGGATCCGACGAGGGTAGATTCCTTGATACTGTCCGAAACAATGCGAAAAACTTCGCTTCGACCGTTTCGCTTTCGTCAGATGCTAAACACAAAGTCGTCATCATTGATGAGGCAGATAACACAGGGAACGATGTTCAACTCCTCCTACGGGCGTTTATTGAGGAGTTTGCTGGCAACTGCCGATTCATCTTCATCTGTAACTACAAAAACAAAATTATCGAACCCCTCCACTCTCGATGTGCCGTCATCGACTTTGGGATCAAAGGAAAAGAAAAAACCAAGTTGGCAGGATCCTTCTTCAAGCGTATACAAGACATCTTGGATGCGGAAGGTGTACGATATGATCCTAAGGTCCTTGCCGAACTGATTAATAAGCACTTTCCTGATTGGCGTAGGGTTCTTAATGAATGTCAAAGATACTCTGTTGGTGGAGAAATTGACTCTGGTATCCTCGCAAGTTTTTCTGATGTTTCTGTAAATGAACTGGTTAAATCTCTCAAAGATAAGAACTTTACTGAAGTCCGAAAGTGGGTGGTCGCCAACTTGGACAACGATGCTTCTCACCTACTCCGCAGGATTTATGACACCTGCTATGATTGCCTTTCACCCGCAACTATCCCTTCTGCCGTTCTTGTTATTGCTAAGTATCAATACCAATGTGCGTTCGTGGCTGACCAAGAAATTAATCTCTTAGCAGCATTGACTGAAATAATGGTGGAGTGTGAATTTAAATGAATCCTTATAAAATTAATAAGGCATCTCTGGTAGAACATCCAGTTAAGACAACTCCCGAAAATGTACGAGAGGCAAATGAAGGTCTCTTTCGTGCAAAAATGACTCTCCCCGCTGCCGCAAAACATTGTGGTATGACGCAGAAAGAAATGAAACTTACCTTTTTTGAGTATTTGAAGTACAACAAACCTGATTATGAAAATTGATTTTTCTCGTATTAACCTTCAAGAATTTTTTGGTTGTGTAGAAGCAACTAATACCCGTCAAATGAAATCTAACGCCTTCAAGACTTTTCGCACATATGTGCAAGAAAAGTCTTTTGCAAAATGGAGTGATGGACAATTGAATTATGTTGGAGATTGTGAAGATGGTAGGGATTTTGTAGATCACTCTGGAACTTTTTATGAAATGAAGGGGTCTCTAGGTCTTTTTAATAAAAATGGTAGTTGTAAGCGTGTTGTTTTGATTAATAAACGACCAGGCAAAAAAAAGAAAACTGAATTAAAAAAAGAAGATATTCAAAAAACATTTGAATATATGCTTCTTGTAGATACTAAAAATATGTGTATTGGATATACTGATTGGGATACAGTTTACTCACGAGTTGAATGTGATGGTGCTGGAGCAACATTTAAACTTGAGCAAGACGATTATAAAATGATTGCAACAAATATTTCTCCAACTGAAAAACAAATTGATGCAGGTCAACTGTTAAATATGATGGAGGTAATTCTCTGATGAAATCTCTTAAAACTCCGTTACGCTACCCAGGCGGAAAATCCCGTGCTTGTGAAAAAATGGGACCTTATTTTCCAGACCTTCGCAATTATGAACAGTTCCGCGAACCTTTTCTTGGTGGGGGAAGTGTTGCGATTTATATCACAAAGAAGTATCCCAACCTAGATATTTGGGTAAATGACTTATATGAACCTCTTGTAAACTTCTGGCAGCAACTCCAGATGTTTGGTGTTGATCTTAAAGACAAACTGGTAGAGTTAAAGACAGCAAACAATACTCCCGTCTTAGCAAGAGAACTTTTTCTTAAAGCAAAGGAGCAAGTTAATGACCAAAGTTTGCCTAGCATTGATCGTGCTGTGGCTTTCTATATTGTCAATAAGTGTTCTTTCAGTGGTCTCACAGAGAGTTCTTCATTTTCAGAACAGGCGTCCAACTCTAATTTTTCAATGCGTGGGATTGAAAAGTTGCCTGAGTATTCTAAACTAATTTCCAAATGGCGTATAACTAACTATTCCTACGACTATTTGTTGGATGGGAATATGGGTGCTTTTGTGTATCTCGATCCTCCTTATGATATTAAGGATAATCTCTATGGGCGCAAGGGATCAATGCACAAAGGATTTGATCACGATAAGTTTGCTGCTGATTGTGCTGCTTGTTATATGCATCAATTGATAAGTTATAATTCAGATCAACTGGTTAAAGATCGCTTTAAGAACTGGAAGACGGGTGAGTTTGATCTAACTTATACGATGCGTTCGGTTGGTGAATATATGCGAGAGCAAAAAGAAAGAAAAGAACTTTTACTGTTTAATTACAATAAAGATTTGTTATGGAATTGAAGGACTGGTTGAATTCTATTAATCAGACAAAACAACATTTGATTGATGAAGATCCTTCACTTGAGAAGGAATATGCTCCATATATTATCAATCGTTGTCTTTCTGGTCACATTGATTGCATTATGTTTTCGAATGAAATGAATCGATATCATTTCCTCCCAAAGAAGATGCAATATGACTTTTATATAAATAGTCTGAGGAAAAAGAAGAGATTTTCTCCCTGGCTCCGACAAGATAAAATCAAAGATCTTGATTATGTCAAGCGTTATTATGGATATAGTAATGAAAAGGCAAAACAAGCTTTGAGGATTCTTACGAAAGAACAACTAACATTTATTAAATCGAAATTTGAAACTGGAGGAAAAAAATGAGTGTCGTTCAAGAACCTGAAGTGAAGTGGACGCCCGAACAAATGGTGGAAGTGATTCTTAATGAACCTGATGATTTTTTGAAGGTTCGTGAGACTTTGACCAGAATCGGAGTTGCTTCAAGAAAGGAAAAGAAAATCTATCAGTCTTGCCATATTCTACACAAGCAAGGTAGGTATTATCTCGTTCACTTTAAGGAACTGTTTGCTCTGGATGGCAAACACGCAAACCTGACTGTGAATGATGTTCAGCGTCGTAATCGTATTGCCCAACTTCTTGCAGATTGGGGTCTAATTACGATTGTTGATGTATCTAAAATTCAAGATATTGCTCCTTTAAATCAAATTAAAGTCCTTGCTTATAAGGACAAGGGGGATTGGATCTTGGAAACTAAGTATAATATTGGTTCTAAAAAGAAAAAGGTAGAGGATGCCGAATAAAAAAGAGCGGGTTTTACACCCGCCTTTTTTGTAAGAAGTATTATAATTATATACGGATGCCGAAAGGGTCCTCAAAACACAAACTCGCTTACAAAGGAGCTACTATAATGTCTAACCTTACAAGGTATACTGCTGCGGATCTTCCTACCCTGATGGAAAGGATTACCCGCAATAGCATTGGAATGGACGAATATTTTGATCGTCTATTCAATCTTCATGAAACTACAACAAATTATCCTCCTTATAATTTGGTCCAAATAAATAATGTCGAATCCCATCTGGAACTCGCATTAGCAGGATTCAAGAAAGGAGAAGTCAATGTTTTCACAGAATATGGAAAGCTTTTTGTCGAAGGACAAAAGGCAGATACCGAATCGGATAGGACGTTTATCCACAAGGGAGTGGCTAGCAGAAGTTTTAAACGAGCGTGGACTTTATCCGACGACACAGAAGTCCGCGAAGTCACGTTTGAAGACGGACTTTTACGGATCGTACTTGGGAAAGTAGTGCCAGAACATCATGCCCGTAAAGATTACCTATAAATATAATTGAATATCGTCGGCGCTATGCCAAGGGAGGTAACTGGCAAAAACCAGTTGACACCTCCCATTTTTCTTGCTAAAATATCTGAGGGTAATAGGAACAAAATGTCTAGTAAATTGATGCTCCTTAA